GTGGCGGAGCTAGGGGCGGTGGTACTGACACATCTGGTTTAGCAACATCATCCAAACAGGATGAAATAATAAATGCACTAACTCCCAGCATACTATTAAGCAAAATTGACACGACCTCTACTGCTGGCGTTACTTATATAGGCAAAGCCGCCCCAGGTTCAGCGAGTTCTGCTGCCGTCTGGCAAATTAAGAAACTAGACACCAACACTTTAGCCCTCGATAAGACCTGGGCTGGTAGCGGTGCATTTACCCAGATTTGGGATAACAGAACTTCACTAACATACGCATAAGGAACTATATGAAAGCAATCATCACAGCAAAATCAGAACTAAGACTAAGCGACCTAACTAGGGAATACACCTTTGACATCGTATCAGATGAGGGGGAGACTATCCTGACATCGCGAGTTGTAACGGCACAGCCGAGCGGTGTAGTAACCCAGATACAAGAAAGAGTAGCCGAATACCAAGCTGTTTACGAAGATGAGAACGATGTCGAGATAGGTCAAGAGGTCTAGCAAAATGGCACTGCTCACTTATAACGGCAGCAATTTCGATACCATGATAGGCAGTGCTGCCATTCTCGGTACTACTGTGAACGTTACAACTGGTGGCGTGTCTTCACTTGGGTTCACGGCCCCTAATTTAGTCAACAAGGCCACTGGTGCGTGGATTTCAATATCATCTATCCCATCTGTGGGTAATGGTGGTAACTTTACTGTCGATTTGCTTGAATCTGGAGTAGTCAAAGCTACAGCTACCATTAACTACGCAGATATGAGACTGGGTTTCAACTACGTAAGGTTTGCTACACCATATACTTTTGCTACGCTCACCGCTTCAGCCTACACTGTGAGGGTAAAAAACACGGTAGCATCAGGTTCTCTTGGGCAACTACGTCTTTCTACTACGAATATGTGGACACAGGTAACCTACGATTTAACTGTAGCAACTCCTGCTGCTGCAACAGATAACGTATGGGTAGCTGGATTTCACGATGCGGGGCTAACCGCTAAAGTGTGCACAATAAGTGGCACTTCTAATGCGTGGGGGACTGGTGCTGCAACTTCTATCGGTTCAACACAACAGACTATGGGTGCGGCAGTAACCTGTGGTAATGGAGGTACGCTAAAGTTCGACCAGTCAGCCTCTACAACCTTGTCGATACTTGGCAGTGTTTACTGTACTCCTGGCGGTGTATTTGATATGCGGCCACCAGCTACTAAATCTATCGTTAGCACACTTATCATTGATGGCGTAGCAAATGGTGACCAAGGATTGTTTACTGGTACATCTACGAACGGCGGACAAATCCTTACTACTGGAGCAACCTATGATGTATACACAACCTACGCATCGGGGCTAGGAACAGCCGCAAGCCCAATGATTACCCAGACAGGGTGGGATGCTGATGTTGGTGACGAAATAGTGCTTGGTGGAGCGACAGACTACCTTAAAAATGAGGTCCGTTATATCAAGACAAGAAACTCCAGTACTTCGTTTGTGCTTTCAAGTACTCCTGGCGGTGCTGAAGCTGCACTTACTCAGACCCATGCAGTCGGGTCGTACATGAACAACCTAACCCGTAATTCAATTATAAAACCGTTAAATACAGCTAGGGGTTGGTATGCAAACAACAACTCAAGTACGGCAGTATCGAGTTTTGACTATACGAGAATGGAGTACAGCGACTCTTCCTCTGGTAAATCACTTACCCTTAACGCAAATAGCCTATCCACTTTTGATGGGATAGTGCTCTATCAAGCGTCAGTCACTGGCCGTGGCTGCTTGCTTCTCAGAACTGATGGTACCGCACAAACACACACGGGCATTACCCTATACAACATGGGTGGTTCTAACTTCGCTGGTCAGTCGGGGATAAGCGGAAACGCTACTAGTAACAAGACACTTAACTGGTGCTTTCAGTATAACGCTCCGTCAAGTACGTTCTCATGTGCTCTAGTATCACTAGGTTTTACATCTACAGGTAACACTATTAACAACTGCCATTCCTATGGGGGTAACTCCGTCAACTCAGCTGCGGGATATGTGTTCGGCATTTTTTCATCATCAGCTAATACCTTTAATAACTGTACTGTGAACTCTGCTAGGCGAAACGCCGTGTACCTCTCCTCCGCCCTTGGAAATGTGTTCAACAACTGTAACTTCGGCAGTATTGGCACAAACACCGTAGACACTTTTGCGGTTACGGGTACACTGAACCAAAACTACTTCAACACTTGTACGTTTGGCTCGGCTACACTTCACTCAAACTACCTCAACCAACTTGATACAAGTATTGCTAAGTTCCAGAACATGGATAGCAACGCATCCAAACACCGCTGGTATACCAACTATGGTTCTTGGTGGAGTGCTGGTTCTGGGCTTACCGATACCACAGTCCGTACAGCAAGTTCACTAGCAGTAGTAAGTAAGCCAGAGAACGCTACTACTGGTTCGAGCTGGACATTCAAAATACCAGCAAACCCAACTTCACAGGTAGGCATATTTGGGTATGTTTACAGAAATGCCACATTTTCCTCTGGTACGCTCAAGGTAGAGTTATTCTTGCCAGGTACACTACTAACGGCCACACCTGACGCAACCTACACGTTCCCAACAACTACAGGGTCTTGGCTACCATTCAATATTTCTGCTTACTACTCATCTTCAGATTCTCGGTACGCAATAGTTAGAATCACGGGTGTTACTGCAACCGCGGGAGCATACTTCTTTGTAGACGACTTATACGATGCTGGAACTGGTAACAAGGTTGCTGGTCTAGACTTGTGGGATGAAGGACAACCATCTCAGATTATGGTTCAGTCAGACTTCTCAGTTGTACCTGCTGCCGTATGGGGCTTCTCTGACGCTAATACGCAAGCAGACACTATGGGCAAGCACCAATCGGATAGTAAGTTAACCAACCTACTCGTGAAAGACGGACTCAGCTAGTAGTTGTTGACGGATTATTAAATGCAATGTATCAATAGGGCAGAACAATAAACTTGGAGTAAAACGTGAACTATACAAAGGCAGTTATCACAGAGAAATCGGCAGACGAGTTCACTGCGATTGCATCCAGCGAGACGAAAGACCGACACGGTGATGTTGTTAAGGCTGATGGCTGGGATTTGAAGAGCTACAAAGACAACCCCATTCTCCTATTTATGCACGACCACACCAAGCCTATAGGTAAATCTACAAAGGTATGGATTGACAAGTCCGGCAAAACTGCAAAGCTTATGTTCAAGGGCGTTATCAGTTCCGCAACCGAAGAGGCTCGTGCTGCAAAACAGTTAATGATGGAAGGTATCTTGAACTCCTTCTCTGTTGGATTTATGCCCCTGGAGATGGATGGCAACACCATCACCAAATCTGAGCTGCATGAGATTAGCCTCGTATCTGTACCCGCTAACCCTGATGCTCGGCTCCAGGTAGCCAAGTCATTAAAAGATGCAGGGTTTGAAGATAATATTATTGAGAAATTTGTACCAGAGGACAGCGAAGGCCGTGAGGTCGCTGAACTAAAAGAACTAGTCACGGAACTGAAGAGTGAGCTTGACTCCGTTAAGGAGAAGGCTGAAATTGCGGTAAAGGGGTTGCAACACCTCGCATCGCCAAGGTCGAAACCGGAAGTCGCTACAGAGCGTCTCCGTATGAGTAAGGCGATTGCCCGTGCGGCAGACAAGCTACTTGTGGGAGGCGTATCTCGTGAAAAAGCGATGTACCAGGCAAAAATAATAAAACGTTCTAGCGAAATGCTAATACGTTCTAACAAAGGAGACCTATAATATGGGTAAACTAATAGAATTACGCAAGAAACTTGCAGACGGTACGATTACCGAAGAGGAAAAGACACTCTTAAAAGGTCTTGAAGAAGATGTCGCTGCCGAAGAACAAGTTGTTCCAAGCAAAGATGACGAAGAGAAGGCCATTGACGAGCTTGCAACCAAGCTAGCGAAAGCTTTCGAGTCTAAGACTCAGAAGCCAGTAGTTGAGAAGGACGCAAAAATTGTAGTCACTGATGATACTAAGTATATCGTTGACCCTCAACTTGGTCGTGTCACTGTAAAAGAACTTGATGATATTCAGGTCGAAGTACCCGGCCGTAAGGCTATGGGAAAGACTTTCACATCTGTCAGTCGTAAAACCGTTCACGTTCTCCAGGCGTTCTTCGCTGGTGATAAGCAGAAATTGCAGACACTTGTTGAAGGTACTGGTTCTCGTGGTGGTTATCTCGTTC